TCGTATGATGAGCGTTTGTGCGTACTATGTAATAAGCCAAAAAACGCTATGGCAAAATGAGTCTAGTATTAGTAAATAAATGAGTCTAGTTAGTCAACAGAATATGGAATATGTGGGTGCTGCTGTCGGTGCTGAACTTAGGCCCATTCTGGCGGTCCGTAGAGCGATTAAATGGGTCGTTTATACTGCCCAGCTGGCGCCCTTATTCCAGGGGATGGCAAAAATAGGCCAGCTACGTTGCCCGGACCCTATAAAAGCCATAACTATCTTCCAATTATGGGAATCTAACTGTGTCTGCTAATACAAGCCAACAACAAGTCAAAATGTCTCCCCCTACCTTAATTGAAATGTGGGAGGCTGATGCAAAATTTGACGATACTGAATTAGATACAGAATCGTTTAAAATTCCAATCCTCCATGCCAAGTATTTGAAAATTTTGTCACAAGCCCGGCTCTGGGCCAAACGCTGCCACTATGAACGCCGCGAACTATTTGCGAAGCTGCGTGATTATTACCTCGGTAACTTAAATGGCACTGAGGAACTAAAAACAATGGACAGGCCTCCCATGTTAGTCCGGCACTTAAAAAACGAAGTCCATACCCATATTGAAGCTGATACAGAATTGATTAAGCAAGATGCCCGGATTGCGATTGCGGAAGAGTCTTGTGCGGTGGCTGAAGAAATCCTTAAGGCGATTAACAACCGGGGATACCAGATTAAGAACGCTATTGAGTGGCGCAAGTTAACACAATTTGGACAATAAGACACACATGGCGACAGTCAATATTAAAAACGTCAACCACACATATATCCGTGTCCTGTGTGATGAACCAGCGGTTACGCGTGAACTTTGGGAACAACTATCATTTGACGTACCCGGTGCCAAATTTATGCCAGCGGCCCGCCGTGGCTATTGGGATGGGCAGGTCCACCTTTATAATATACGCACCGCGTTAGTCTATGCCGGATTACAACATAGGATAGAAGCATGGGCCGCACAATTTGGGTTTCCTGTTACGCATGACCATGAAACAGCGTCACGCCGCATTTCCCCCAATTCTAAGGCATTAATAAAGTGGGTGGAGAGCCAAGCCCTTCCCCATGCACCGCACCAACACCAACTTGATGCTTTTGTATTTGCTGTCAAAATGGGCCGGGGTATTGTGGTGTCGCCGACAGCGAGTGGGAAATCCCTCATTGCTTATTTGCTTGCCCTTTGGTATTTGGAGCAAGGACAGCGACCATTAATTATTGTTCCAACAAAATCTTTGGTCAAGCAATTAATAAGCGACTTTAAAGAATATGGCTATACAGGCACCACCCACGGAGTGTGTGAAGGTGCGGACAAAGATGTAGGTGCAAACATTACCGTAACGACATGGCAAGCGGTATATACAGAAGGGCCAAAATATTTTTCTGCATTCAGCGCTTTGGTAGGTGATGAAGTCCACCTTTTTAAAGCAAGGTCCCTTTCAGGAATTATGGTTAAATGCCCACATATCTACCACCGTATTGGGTTAACAGGTACACTTGATGGCACAAAAATACACCAATGGATCCTTGAGGGTTTATTTGGACCCATCCACCAAGTAGCATCTACCACAGATTTACAACAACAAGGACTCCTTGCGCCTTTGAATATTTCTATGGTGTTGTTAGAGCATCCACCAGAAGTAAAGCCAAGGAGTTGGTTATACCATCACGAAATTGAATGTTTGGTTGCATCCCACGCTAGGAATAAGTATATTACAAAGTTGGCCACAGCGCTTAAAGGCAACACCCTGGTCCTTTATACTTTGGTGGAGAAACATGGTGAGACATTATTCCGCTATATCAAAACAGCAGCGAACAAGCAAGATGCTAAAAGGCCGGTATTTTTTGTCCATGGAAAAGTTGATGCAGATGAGCGCGAAAGTGTCCGCTCCCTTGTTGAACAAGAAAATAATGCGATCATCATTGCTAGTTACGGTACCTTTTCAACCGGCATAAATATAAAACGTCTCCACAATATTATTTTTGCAAGTCCATCAAAAAGCCGTATCCGTGTGTTCCAATCTATTGGCCGCAGCCTTCGTTTAGGAAGTGGTAAAACCCATGCCAAACTATTTGATATCGCAGATAGCCTCTATACGAAACGCCGTAATTTTACATTAGGCCATGCCGCTATCCGGAAAGCATACTATGAAAAGGAAGGTTTTCCGTTGTCCACATTTCATGTACGATTGAAAGGTTAAAATGCCGCGAAAGAAATCTTTCCTCAACCTCAAACAAAAAACCAATCCGGCAAAACCAATTATACAAGTGGTACCACCGAATGCTTTGCCCATCATTGTTTTAAAATTAATAACTGGCGAAACGCTTGCCGCGCAAATAGTTGGGGAATTCTCCCATGTATGGGTTATCTCTGATCCACACGTAGTAGTCCAAGATTGGAGGTTGCCTGGTGCTCCTATTATTTTGTTGCCATGGATCAGTGGTGCTGCAAAGATTGTCAATAGGTCCATTATGGATTTACCAAAAACGCAAGTGGTAGTCGCAGGCCCGGCCGATCCTAACCTTGTGTTATCCTATTACTACAAAAAAGAACAGGAAGAGGGAATGCCCAACAGCAATACTGTTTATGATTGGCCAACTGATTCATCTAATTCTAATCCCACTTACCACTAAATGAACTAAAAAGATTATATGTATTACGTCACAGTTTGTAAAAACACTATAGCGAGCAACCTAAAACACGGAACAAAGAAGCCTGTCATCCGTGTTAGCCAAGGTAAGTATGGCAAACCTAAACGGGTCCATACTTTTACACACAAGGGAGAAGTTACTGTTCGGTATAATCCAACCCATCCACTTCCTTGGGGTGCGCGTGTTTGGTTAGAAGTTACATAACGGAACCATGTATGCTACCTAATCTATTAGCCATTAATAAACCAAAGAAATCGGTGCATTATGTAGATAATGACGAGCTTTTCAGGGCCTTGGTGAATTACAAGAAAGAGATAAACCGTGCTATCCGCGAGAAAAAACCTCGCCCGATGGTGACTGATTATATTGGTGAGAGCATTATGAAAATCGCCACGCATTTAGCATTCCGGCCGAATTTTTCATCTTATACATTCAGGGATGAGATGGTTTGCGATGGGATAGAAAATTGCCTCCAATACATTGACAACTTTGATCCCAAAAAGTCTAAGAATCCATTTGCATATTTCACTCAGATTATTTACTTTGCTTTTGTCCGGCGTATCCAAAAAGAAAAGCGGTACCAGTATACCAAATATAAGATGATTGAACGGGCCAATTTAATGGAAGAAACGGTTGACCGGCAAGATGGTGACACAGAATCACGCGGGCGGCATTCCCAAGAAGTGTCGCAGAGCGAATGGACCAAAGAACAGATGTATACCTTTATGAATGAGTTTGAATCGTTCAAACGAAAAAAGCGTACTAAATCCCGCCGGAATTATAAAGCACCAAAGGGCGTTAAAGGTCCTTCAAAATAACTTTCTATTGACATTTCCACACTAATCATGTAAAATATTATATCAACTGGGTTGAAGCATCGAGCCTATCAGCCCGAATTAACAAAAGGTTTAATCGAAGTGGCATTTTTGGTCCATAACTTACCTCCTATTTCGTGTTTTGTAAAAAAAGAATTTCTATATGATTTTGAAAAAGGTCACGGTGAATTAGAGCCATGTATTTGGATGACAATGAAATGCATCAAAGGCCAAGCATTTAGAATTGAAGCATTATTGCCAAACTATGGCGCTTTATATGACAAACTACCTTTACATGCTTTTGTGTCACGGCAAACAAATTTGAACGCACCGCTTTTGCCTTTGGATTACTTGCAAATTTGGGACTGTTTGAGTTATAATTTTACTGTCATTGAAAAAGACAACCTTAAGTTGTTAAAATGCAAATTTTTAGACAAAGAAAGAGTGTGGCATTTCGGCGATTACATGTTTACGGTTGATTTTTGTCAAAACGATCCAGGTTATTTAAATACAGGATTTTCTGAAACAGCAGATGAGCATAAGAGCTACAATTTTATCAAGTTGGACAATGGGCAATTTGCTGCACAACCCAACAACAGAACATTATTCTTTGATGCTTCTTTGACAGTATCGGAAGCTAAGGCATCAGATTTTAAGATAGCAACAAAGATATATTCAGTTGAAAAAAATATGAAATATTCTGCGAGAAACAGTAACGATTTCTTTTATGACTTTAAGGAAGTAAAATGACTCTTCCTGAATTGTGTTTTTAAAATGTAGGGCGGCGGGGCCCCGCACGGATTCGATAATAAAACCGGATGGAGCTTAGTGGGATTCCACTTCTGGTTAAAGAAGGGCCTCCGTTACTCGCATTAGAAGAGCAAGCTGGAATCAAGCCCAGCCCCTACATTCAATTAAAGACTATCGCACTATAATGAAGATTGCAATTTTAACCGACACGCATTGGGGCGCCCGTGCTGAATCGCCGGACCTCTTAGCGCACATGCTCCTATTTTACCGGGAGCAATTCTTTCCATACCTCGACCTGCACCGCATTAAAACTGTTTTTCACCTTGGCGATATTGTTGACCGCAGAAAATTTATCCAATTCTCGATAGCCCATTACATGCGGCAAAACTTTTTTGTGCCATGTGAAGAACGGGGCCTTGACCTCCACATCCTGATAGGCAACCACGATTCGTATTTTAAAAATTGCCACGACATCCATGCAATGCAAGAATTATATGGCGCGCTCGGTGATTCTAATGCCTGGCGCCCGACGATATACTCGAAACCAGAAATCATTGAAATGGGAACCTGTAAAATGCTTATGCTGCCGTGGATCAATGACGGAAACGCAGAGGTTAGTTTTACCGCGCTACGTGAATGGCAAGCAGACGTAGTTTTTGGCCATTTGGAAATTAAGGGATTTGAAATGTACCGCGGTATGCCAGCGCATGAAGGATTTGATGCAGAATTATTCTCCCGTTTCAACCAAGTTTATTCTGGGCACTTCCATCGCAAATCACAACGCGGGAATATTTCATACCTCGGAGCTCCCTATGAAATGACTTGGTCGGACTTTGATGATCCCAGGGGATTCCATGTTTTTGACACAGAAACAGGAAAAATGAAGTATGTGCAAAATCCACGTCGTTTATTCCACAAACTATGGTACGATGATACACTTGAAAAGCCACCTATTGATGCAACCATTTACAAGGGATGTTTTTTGAAGGTTGTTGTTACGGCAAAAAACGATCCCGTTAAATTTGATCAGTACATGGCGAACCTGTATGCAGCAGGCCCCGCTGACGTACGGGTTGTGGATGATCATTATAATTCCCAACAACTTACTGATGAAGAACTTATTGACCAAGCCGAAGATACTATGGCTATCCTTGGTAAATATGTGGCGAGCTTGGAAGGCACCGTTGATAAAGTGGCGCTAACAAAATTATTCCAAGCACTCCACACTGAAGCTTTAAATATGGAATCCCAACACGATTAATGGCAAAACTGCACTTCACAACAATCCGCTGGAAAAATTTTCTCTCCACCGGCAATGCATTTACAGAGCTTCGGCTTGATAAATCACCAAACACCTTAGTTGTTGGTAATAACGGCGCCGGTAAATCCACATTTATCGATGCTATTTGCTTTTGTCTCTATGGCCGCCCTTTCCGGAAGATTAAAAAAGACAAACTCATTAATTCAATTAACCGCGGTGATCTTAGTACCGAAATCGAATTTGATGATGGGTATAATGAATACAAGGTGGTACGTGGCGTCAAACCAGCTGTGTTTGAAATCTATAAAAACGGCATATTAGAAAACCAAGATGCCGCGGTACGGGATTACCAAGCCTACCTTGAAAATGAAGTTTTGCGGATGAACTTTAAATCCTTC